GAGTTGGCCTGGCGGGTGAAGATAGACAGAGATCTCCCCGAGACCACTTATCCTCACCTGGAGAATGCGATCCTCTCGGCAGAAACTTTACTTAAGGAGGTTCCATGATTGTAGCTCTAGATATTGAAACCATATTTCGGAAAAAGTATTCCATCAGTGATCTCGGCCTCGACCGATACCTAATGCATCCTGACTTTCGGATTACCCTAATTTCTGTCGTAGCCGAGGATGGGTTTGAATGGGTAGGTCCACCCGAGAAATTACCGGTGGAGCGCTTAAACGGTCATACTCTTATTTCTCATAATGCTGAGTTTGATTCGAATGGTTGCAGGGCAGGCATAACCAAGGGGCAGGTTCCCGAGTTTATGCCGGCCGATTGGTTATGCACCGCAGATATGGCATCCTATCACCAGTTACCTCGATCCCTTGCCGGTGCATATAAAGAATTATTTCAGGAGGAACTACCCAAGGATGATCGAAATAATATGATGGGGCTTACTGCTGAAGAGGTACAGGCAGAACCTCGTTTTTCCGAGTATGCCTTAAATGATTCCCGAGCCTGCCTTCGGGTATACCATGAACTAATTACAGGGTTCCCTGAAAAGGAAAGACTCCTGTCCACCCTCACTCGGCAAATCGCAAACAGAGGTTTGCCGATAGATGGTCCGCTCTGTCAGAAATACATTGATGCCTGCGAGGATATCCTTGAGAAAACCGACCGAAAGACTACCGAGTGGCGGAGAGTAAATATCATAAATAATTTTGCCCACGCTCTAATTTTTAGAATCAGAAGAGACCGTCGCGTTTCCACCAGGCTTAAGTATCATGGCGCACCACATACAGGGCGGTGGAGCGGGACGGGCGGTTTAAACTTTCAGGGTATTATGCAGGATGAATTTCAAGGCATCACCCCAAGAAAGTGCCTCAAAGCAACAGAGGGCAGGGTACTGGTATCAGCAGACCTTTCACAGATAGAACCGAGAGTAATCGCTTACCTGGTAGGCGATATTAACTTCCTCGGCCTAGTCCGTGGAGGGATCGATATATACGAGGCACATGGGCGGGCATCCAAGCTTTACAATGAGGATGAACCAATGGCCGAGCTTGCCCCTGAGATGAGGAAACTATGCAAGGCTAGACTGCTCGGGCTGGGTTATGGTTGTGGGCCAACGAAGTTTTTAGAAGTAGCAAAATCATTCGGTGTGAATATAAACGAAGCAGAGGCTAAAAAACAGGTACTTCTATATCGAGCGCAGAATCCCGATGTGATGCTGGCCTGGTCCAAAATGGAGGACCAATTTCGTGAGTGGATGAAGGAGACTCCTGATTGTATCACATTCACCACACGATGTGGATACCCTGTCCGTTACTTTGATGCCCATGAAAAGGACGGGGATCTCTATGCCTCCCTTACCCGAGGATATGAACCAGTAAAACTCTACGGGGCTAGGCTGTTTCAAAACCTTGTGCAGGCAACCGCCCGATCAATATTCGCCGATGCCCTTATCCGAATAGAGGCCGCCGGCTTACCGGTCTGTCTCCATGTCCATGACTCTGTAACTGTGGAGGTCGCAGAGAATGAAGGACAGGCGGCACTCGACCTTTTACTAAAACTACTAACAAAAGAATCTCCGAACTACCAGGGACTACCCCTGGCGGCAGAAGGAGAGATCAAAACCCACTACTAAAAATGATAGATGCACAAACACAAATGGAACAGGCCTCAAAGACTGCACAAGGATGGTACATGGATGTATGTCCACCATGCAAGCAAGAGGATTTAGAAAAAGAACCTATAATTATAGCCGCTAAAATTATAGCCGCTGGTTTGGATGAATTGGCTATGTCTAACAGAATGATTGCTGAAGCACTTAATCGTGCATCTGAAGAATGAAACTCCATCCAATCCATTACATTTTATTTAGCATGGCGGTACTCGCCTTTGCATGGATGATTATATCCTTCTTAGTGGCGATCCTATGAATCCGATTCTTGATAAAATTCAAAAGCAGGAGGATGCGGTTAAATGCCTTAGCTTTCTTAATAGGGAGGAAAGGAAAATTTTTATCGAATACTATATAGATGGGAAAACCTTTAAAGAGATTGCTTCTACTAGAAATATGACAGGCCAAAATATTCGTAGAAAAATTATCCAGTGCAAAGAAAAGGCGAAAACTGGTTTTAACTTTAGTGCTAAACTTCAAGGATTACTAAACAATGAATACACCTAAAATAATTGGCCTATGCGGCCTTAAGGGAGTAGGCAAAAGCACTTATGCTAAGTCATTCGAGGGAGCCACCATACTGTCATTCGCCACCCCGATAAAGGAGATGCTCAAGGTCATCCTACCGCATCCCGCTTGGCTGGATAAAAAGGAGGAACCGATACCAGGATTTCCCGAGCATATTACTGTCCGTAAGATGCTACAGGAACTCGGGACTACATGGGGTAGGGAAGGCAAGGCTGGGTATCCAAACATATGGGTGGATGCCGCCATGCGTAAAGCCGAGGACCACATAGGTAAACGCCTCGTTGTATTCGATGATATTAGATTCCCCAATGAGGCTTGGGCGATCAAACGCCTGGGTCATAAGTATGAGGTTATTTCAGAAATTATACACATCTCCAGGAAAGGCCATGAGCCTGACGAGAATGATCTCCATGTCTCAGAGGCGGGACTGCCAAAGCATTTTATCGATAAGTGGGTAACGGTGGATGACGAAGGAAAAGCGACAGAATAATACCGTTCGTAAGATGGCAACTGATGCGAGGCTAAAACAGATGCTTCGCTCGGTTCCATCCGATCATGCCGGATTTACCCAGGATGAAATCGCCCGTAAAGCAGGTGTCGCAAAGCAGACAATCTCCAAAATCGAAAGAGGGGCGATGCTAAAGATTACCGAGCAGATCGCCCGACTCCTAGCAGAAGAATAATATGGCCACCCTGAAAGGAGATATACGCAGGTGTCTTGAAAACCTGCCAAGCGGTTTATTGTCCCATCACGATATACTGCTCCGCCTGTCCCTCGTTGTGACCAGGTACACTAAAGACCCAGCCGAGGCAGAAAAAGCATTACTCGCACTACTAGAAAAAGTATCCCACCGGCCGAACCAACCAGCCGAGCTACGCAACGCTATAAAGGGAGCATATCATCGACATAACAACCCCGACCTACCCAAGAACCCAATAAAGGTAGCACAACCTGACCCCGCCCTAAAAGAAAACAACTTAGGGTATGCCGGTCTATTCGAGAAATATACCCTCCAGTCCGACCCCATTCCGATGAATGCCGGCGAGGCGGTGAGCAAACTCTTCGATCCATCCGAGTACATATTCATCCAGCGACAGGTGGCCGAGAAGGGTAGGCTATTAGCCGTTACCGATTGGATCGTTCAACCCGATCTGTCTCAATACCAGTTCATCACCTATAACACTTTCCCCGCCGATGCTCCCAACCGGTCCGAGGCACAGGTGCTTGGACGGAAATACCTCCTCCACGAGACAGACGATCCATCCCTATCATTCGAGCAACAGTTAGGCTTAATCAAGCGTCTCGAGAATGAGGCGGAACTTAAGATGATCGTAAACTCAGGAGGTAAATCCCTCCACGCCTGGTTCAAGTGGACTCCAGGTAACAAGAAGGCATTCCTCGAGCTATCCCAAAAACTCGGTGGAGATCCACGATTTAAACTAATGAACCAACTTTGCCGGCTACCCTGGGGAACCCGCCGCAAAGAGGCCAACCTGCCAGCCGCCCAGCCGATCATCTATTGGAAGGATTAAATGATCCACCCGTTCTTCCTTAAAAAAATGATCGCACGACGGTTTATTAATCTAGGCGTTCCTGTAACGGATGCCTGCCACTTTGCCGATCAGATGGATGAGGAGAAATCAGTTCTCATCATCCGCGATCCCGATACCTTTAAACCCGACATTATCGTACTAATTAAAACCAAACATAAATAACAACATGGCATATAGAGAAGATTACCTAACACCCGAGACACTCGCTAAAGCAGATGAACTGGATATATACTTTTCCTCCCGAGGACCTGTAGACTATCCAGCCCCGTCATCCGATGCACCCCAAACCTACTCATTGGCAATCGATGACCCGCTCCCTCCACCCAAGTTTCTATCCCTTGAGCAGATGATGACCCATAATAACGATCCCATGCCCAAGCAGGTTATCGAAGGTGTCCTCCATAAAGGCTCTAAGATGATCATCTCAGGCTCATCCAAGGCAGGTAAAACCCTCTCCCTCCTACACCTCGGCCTAGCCGCCGCCAACGGCTCCACCTGGTTAGGCCATCGCACAGCAACCTCGAAAGTAATCTATCTCGACTTTGAACTTAAAAAACGCATTGCCGCTCGCCGGATAGCCGAAATGGTCAATGCGAACTCCCACTACGACCCAAAGAACCCAAACTTCCTATACTGCTCACTCCGTGGACAATCCCGCACCCTGGAAGACCTCGTTCACCACATAGAAGACCTTGAGAATCATCGCCCCGACCTCGTAATCGTAGACCC